GGCCGTGTTTTTAACAAGAACCATGCTACAATATTACACGGGTTGCGCGTTCACAAAGACTTAACTAGCTATCGAGATACGGACTACTTAGCCGAGACGTGCGCGCTTCAAGCTTACCTAGACGGCGCAGAGTTACCCGACATTTCTAAAGTGTTTAAGACGCAAAAAGACTACGACATAAAGACGGATATACTCAAAGCCAACAACATGGTTTCATTTAAACGTATTCAAAGACGGGTAAAGATGGGTTTTTACGAAGAAAAAGAAGAAGCCGTGCAACTTATTTAAAGTTTATACGTTATATTTGTACGGGTAGGCAGGCCCATGTAAAACATTATTGAAGCTCTTTTGGTTAGTAACGCTGCCTCGCGAACGCCAAAGGGGCTTTTTTTATTTTAAGGCAGTAAAATATGAGGCAAGCATTTAATTTTTATCGAAGCTACTGGGACGTAGCAAAGGAACTAAACGACAAAGATAGGTTAGCGTTTTACGACGCATTACTTACACGTCAATTTACAGGTGAAGAAACAGAACTAAAAGGCTTAGTTAAGTTCGCGTATCTTTCGCAAAAGCATTCAATAGACAAGCAAATAAAGGGTTACGAAGACAAGACAAAACGACCTTTACAAGACCCTATCCAAGACCCTACGCAAGGGGGTACGCAAGGGCCTTCGGTACAAGAGAAAGAGAAAGAGAAAGAGAAAGAGAAAGAGAAAGGGAAAGAGAAAGGCTATATACCAAGTAAAGACGAATTTATAGCTTTTGCTTTGGAGAAAATGCCTGACGTCTTAAAAGAAGCCGTTGGTTTGAAATATGAAAGTTGGGTAGTTAATGACTGGAGTATTAACCGAAAAGGTAAAATGAGTAAAATTGTAAATTGGAAAAGTTCACTAATAAACACCTTAACCTACCTACCTAAAGACGAAAGTAAAAAGGAAAAGCGTTACGAAGACATGACAGACGGCGAACAAATAGCTTATAACATGCGTAAAAAAGAACTCGAATATGCTAACAAGACAAGGTGACGCCTTACAATACTTACTAGACGTAAGGGATGGCAAGATAAAACAAGGGCTTGGCTTAGATTGTGCGCTAGACGAACACCTAAAATTTAAACCTAAGCAACTAAACATAATTCTAGGACATGACAACGTCGGAAAAACGTACTTTATCAATTGGTATTTTCTTACCCTAGCTTTAAAACACGACCTAACGTTTTGCATTTGGTCGGGTGAAAACCAAAAGGGTCAAATTTTACGCGACATGGTGCAAATGTATCGAGGTAAGCCGTTCAAAGAACTCAGCCACTCGCAAATTAGCGGAGACGTTGCGTACTTAGAACAATACTTTACCTTTATTGACAATAAGAATTTGTACAAACCCGAAGAAATATTGGCGCTATTTGAGAAAAGCGGGTGCAAAGTTGGGCTTATTGATCCATTCACGGGGCTAGACCGCGAAATGTCGTTCGCTGGGAACTACGAATTTATGAACAAGGCACGTCAATTTGTCAATAGTACTGGCATGACTATCTACATAAACACGCACCCCAATAGCGAAAGCGGACGCACGGGTAATTTGTACACTGAAGGCGACTACAAAGGACATCTTAAAGCACCTTTAAAAGACCATATTGAGGGCGGTAAGGCGTTCTTAAACCGCTGCGACGACATGTTTGTAATACACCGCCTAATCAAACACCCCGAAATGAAATTTAAGACTTGGGTCAACGTCGAGAAAGTTAAGGACATGGAAACGGGCGGTAAGCATACGCCAATAAACGAACCCGTAATGCTAGACTTTAACAAAGGGTTGGGCTTTGAAGTTTACGGAATTGACCCCCTAAGAAAACACCGACCCAAAGACATACAAAAAACAATAACCGACGGCATAATTTCGACAAGCCAAAAATTACGCAACTTAAACACTTTTTAAAATGGAACTAGATTTAAAAATATTATGGGCTAAGAACACCCTTTGGGTAGTCCGCGAACGAATTAAAAACGTAAGGGAAAAACTCGAAAAGGACAAACCAGACGCAAAGGACTACATTAACGGCGGTAAGGACAGCGAAGAACAACTACTAAAAACCGAGCTTGTTTTAATCGAAATGCAGAACGAAATAATAAGTTTGAACCGCGAGTTAAACCAACTAGCTAGACGCAACGCACAACTAAGGGTAGCATACGACGAACTGAAAAACGAACTAAAATTTAAAGACATTGAACTATGAACCTAGAGAAATACGAAAAGCTGCGTAACCCACGAAAGACTAAAATAATAGGTCTCATTGAATTTTTAAAGGAAAACCCTAAGCCTATAAGTTCAATAAAAAAGCATTTAGATGTTCAAAGGCGCTCCGTTTTTTTATACATTGACACGCTGAAACAATTACAGGTAGGACTAAAACAAGACGAACTAAAAAAGTATTACATAGATGCCACGCTGTAAAAATTGTAAAGACAAGTTTGAACCAATACGCTTTAACCATAAATTCTGTCTAAAAGACGAATGTATAAAAGCCTTTGTAGAAGAAGCCAAGACGGCTCAATGGAAAAAGACTAAGGTAAAACTAAAGAACGACCTTAAAACGACGACAGACTGGCTCAAAGAAGCCCAAAAGGTATTTAATACTTTTATTCGTCTTCGTGACCGTGGCAAACCTTGCGTAAGTTGCGGCGGTTCTTTAGGCGAAAAGTACGACGCTGGGCATTATTTCAGCATGGGCGGCCACAAAGCCGTTACATTCAATGAAGACAACGTACATGCGCAATGTGTAACGTGCAACAGATACAAACACGGGAACTTATTAGAATACCAAATAGGAATAGAAAAACGAATAGGCCCAGAACGCCTAATAGAGTTACACGAAAAAGCACACGACGTTCGAAAGTATACCGCCGACGAACTGAAAGAAATTATAAAAAAATATAAAAAAAAGATTGCGGAATTAAAATAACCCCTATATTTGCATATAATAACTAAACAAAACAGAACATGAAAAATTTATTTAAAGCGCTTGCGGCTTTTCAGCAAGAAGTACCAGTAATCCACAAAGGAACGCAAGGGTTCGGCTATTCTTACGCCGACTTACCCGCTATTTTCGACAAGATTAACCCGCTACTAAAAAAACACGGGCTAGGCTTTACGCAAATGCTAGACACTAAAGAAGGTATCGACTACATTGTTACGCTTATTTTCCACGTCGAAAGCGGCGAAAACCTAGAAAGCAAGGTAGCAATACCACACGTAACGCTTAAAGGTATGAATGACTTTCAAAGCTTTGGGTCGGGGGTTACATATTACCGACGTTATGCCCTTAGTTCGTCTTTAGGACTTGTTACCGACAAAGACACGGACGCAAGCGGCGAACAAGTAAAGAAATTACCCGCTATTGACAACAAACGCTTTCAAGACGCGTGCAAAGCAATTGTAGACGGCAAAGTAACCAAAGAAAAGATTACTAGCAGCTTTACATTAACTGAGTCACAAACCGAAATGCTTAACGCTATATGAACACTTTTAAAGTTCGATGCTCATCGATTGGTAAAATCATGACTTCACCGCGATCAAAAAGCGAATTACTAAGCCAAACGGCTAAGACCTACGTCGAAGAACAAGTATTGCTAGCAAAATACGGAATACGTAAAACCTTTAGTTCGCGTTACACGGACAAGGGTAACCTAGTCGAAGACGAAAGCATAAGAATTGCAAGCGAAGCCCTAGAACTAGGGTTCTTAATCAAAAACGACGAACACTTTAGCAATGAATGGCTAACGGGTACGCCCGACGTAAACACGGACGACCTACTTTTAGACGTAAAAAGTTCTTGGGACGCAACGACATTCCCTTTTTTCGCCACAGAAATACCTACTAAAGATTATTTTTACCAATTGCATGGCTACATGTGGTTAACGGGTAAACAAAAAAGCTTACTCGTTTACTGCCTAGTCAACACACCCGAAGACATGGTTCAAGATGAGGTAAGACGCGCTCACTGGAACGCTAAGCTTTTAGAAGAAGACCAAGAACTTATAGACCAAGTTACAAAGCGCCACAACTTCGACCATATACCCGACAACCGCCGCGTTAAGTTCTTTGAGGTCGAACGTGACGACGAAGTAATAGAACAAATTAAAGAACGCGTCGAACTATGCCGCGAGTATTACGAAACCCTTTACAATTTTTTATAAAAAACAGAACTCATGAACTACGAACTGAATGTAAAATCCGACCATTGGCGAAGCTGTTACACAATCCGTTTAAAATACGCTTCGGGTGTAGAAAAGTACAGAACCAACCGACTACCAAAAGACGAATTCGAAAAGATGCTAAATTACACGAATGACGACTGGGAAAAGTACCTAGACACTTCGGAAAACTACAATCTAATAAAGTAACAATGAACCAGCAAATAGAAGACAAAATAGTTTTACGCGTTTTAAGCCGTTTTGCCGAACGTTCGCAAGTCGGAATAAAGAAGTATAACACTACGCTAGAAAGAAACGACCTGAGCGCCTTAGAATGGCTTACACACCTACAAGACGAACTTATGGACGCGACACTTTACGTAGAACGACTAAAAGACGAAGTAAAAAACTTTAAACAACAAGAACAATGGGAGAAGTAATAAGCAAATTAGTTTTAACATTAATGATAGGATTTATTTTAACTATTATTTTAGGAGGTTATTTTTTATTTGATATTTTTTCAATTGATAAGATTGAAAGCAAAGTAAAGTTAAAGCCAGAATATAGACTTGAAACAGATGGTCAAAAAATTGATACAGTATGGATTTATAAACAACAAGAACAATGACAAAAGAAAAAGAAAAAGCAATTGACTTAATTGCAAAAGTTGAGATAGAATTAGCTGATATTCGTGTTTATAAAGGCACTGTAAAAAAACTTGCTTTGATTGCAGTTGATGAACTTATTGAACAACAAAAAAGTATGGCAGATTTCCTATGGAGTGAAATAGGTTATCTTATAGCACCACCCGTTTTTTGGGAACAAGTAAAACACGAAATAAATAACCTTTAAACAACAAGAACAATGAAAGAAATAGACAAAGAAGGAGTAGAATGGTTAGTAGAAATGGATGTACTACAACCAAACATTGAAACAAGAACAATGAAACAAATAACAAAATCAGTAATTAATCTGTCGGATATTCCACAGCATTTACAACAGGACGAAATCCTACAAGGACACAAAGTGCATACCTATGCGGAATTTCACATTGATGACTCAGAACAAGATGAGTTGACCTTGTGGCTACTGAGTCAGTACCCTACATTAAAACGGAAGACAAGTTTTTTAATTCACATTGATACACAAGAACAATGAAAATAGAAATCACCCAATACGGACACAAGTCGACCTATGAGTTCGAACACGAGGATGTAACGCTCGATGATTTGGTTTATCACCTCGATAAATTGCTCAAGCTAACGGGCTACACATTCGATGGTGAATTAGAAATCGTAAACGAAGACGAATGAGCCACAACCAAAACGAGCG